CTGGAAAGTTCCAGCCTCCGCGTGAGCGATCACGTCCATTCAGGTCCCTTAGGATACCAGATATGCCAACAGGTAGGAACCGAACGAAGTATGATATGTCCGGAATGTCCGGAAGTATCTGCTTCAAGGGTAACCCAGGTAGCAGCGATACAGTGTTTCCTCAGAACATGACTGTTGTGAGTCAAGCACGAAATATCGATGTGACGGGTAACCCCCATGGGGACAACAACTTTAGTCTCTGGAGAGATTCTAAAGCGGTTCAGCCATTGGTCGGTCCTAGTCGTGGTGAAGTTGGTGCCAACGCCGCGTATGTAACCGGAAGTCCCGTGCCCTTTTACTTTGAGGGTGGCGGGATGGACGACTACTACTTCTGGCCTGGCATGAGCAACACCTCAGTTCTTGGGAATAAACTGTTAGCGAGGACGAACCCTTCAAGGCCCGTCGTCGATCTTCCAGTCTTTCTGTTTGAACTGAAAGACCTCCCTGGAATGCTGAAACAAGCCGGTGACGCTTTGCACTGGATCCACAAAGGAGTAAACTCCCGGAGTGGTGTGCCTAAGCCTACTGCACGTGGGATGGCAGATGCCAATCTCGCGTATCAGTTTGGCTGGGCGCCTTTCGTTTCAGACGTCCGAAAGCTACTAGACTTCACTGGTGCAGTTGAGAAGAAGAAAGCTCAGCTGTCCAGGTTGTATAGTAAGGGAGGCCTGCGTAGCACGGTCACGCTCGGCGAAGACTCGCGAAGTAGTGAATCTTTGATGACTGTCCAGTCATATGGATGCACTATTGTAGCGAGTCGTCGTAGGTCTGGCAAAACCAAGACCTGGGGTTCGGTTCGTTGGAGACCAACGATCGACCTTGGAGCGGGATCAAGCCCAACTGACTGGGCCGCCGTACAAGCGGCCTTTGGGCTGGATATCACACTATCCACGATTTGGGAAGCTTTACCCTGGTCATGGTTAGTTGATTGGTTTACCGATATGGGCGACATTCTTGCTGCCCATAGGAACACCATACCAGCCGCTCCGGAGCGAATGTGTATTATGTACACAGAATCAACGGAGACAGTGTACACGACTCACTCGGCTACGCCGGGGTGGTCGTGGGGCGGTGCTACCACGCGCAACGAATACAAGTCGCGCGCGGCGAATATCAATCCTGGTATTCTACCAACTGGTTACATCCCTTTCTTGGGAGATAGCCAACTGTCGATCCTGGGGAGTCTTGCGATAACCCGGGGTAACCGGGGTTAGCGTAGTGCTACCCAGAGATGAGGAACTATGATCGGCGATACTATCACTGTCACGTACAACACGGTTGCTACCGTGCTGGACAAGATTAACCAGGACAACTACTCGTCTGAGTACTACAAGCGGGGCGCTCTCGAAGAGATGCGTGTCCGCGTGCGGCATCAGAATGAGTCGGTGACTCCTGGCAAACCCGTTGCGTTTGAACGGCACCTGGTCGAATTGACCAGGACCGTCTATGCGACTTCAACGACTCCAGAACGTGTCTATCAGGTGTATACCGTGATCAGGCTCCAAAAGGGGTCGGATCCGGATGCAGCTGAGCTGCTTGTTTCCGCCTTGTGCGGACTTGAGTCAGCTACGTTCATCGATAAGGTGGTCGGCTGGCAGTCGTGAGACCGCTAATCGCTCGCCTATTCGAGGTCGTTGTCGTCTTCTTGCTCGATAAGATCAAGAAGCAACGGTCGTGATGGTATGCTGGTCGTAGCGTAGATGTAGTTCCCTATTGTAGAAAGGAGACTAACATGAAAAGCTACGCCAGCTTCCTCGAGGGTCTTTACCTCAATATCCTTCGGGATATTGAGAGTGTTTACCCCCAATGCGCCGCTGAATGGAGTCGGGATCACTCCCGCCTCCTTTCGAATCTAGAAAGCAGAGGGACACGGTTCTTCACCGTGGACCTCCCGGCTATGGGCAAGCACTTTGATCAGTGCCTAGCCTCTGGCCGTCTCGTACCCTCTGGACTGCCTTGTCAAAGGCCGTTCAAGAGTGGCGTAGCAGTGCCCAGACTATTCAGGGCGTTGTTACGGAGAGTTTTCTATGATGATGGCGCTTTACGGCCTGACGTCGACGCTTCCGCCGTTCTGTTTCTCCGGCAGCTATACTATGCTGCTAAGAAACTTCGACAGGAGTGTGAACCTACCTATGTCTACAAGACAGTGGCTGAGTTCTATGACGTCGAGAAGTCTTGTCGTCGTCCTACTCTCGAGTGGGATTCCGACCACTTCGTGGTCAACGGCGTTGGAGCCCGCGTACGTTTCGGTGAAACGGACGGAGGCCCTGACAACGAAGACTCCGAAGCGGCGCAGCCGACCCTCTTTCCTAAAGAGGAATCAGCTAGCATTACTTCTCCCTGCCTACCGCTACTCCAACGCGTCTGCGATTGGGTGGTTGGCGGGCAGTTTGGTCTCGTAAATTGGCGAGACCTGAGGCCTAAGCATGGACCTGGTGCTGTTGCGGATGCCCGTGTTGGCGTTGATAATAAATATCAATTCCCTCACTGGCCCCGCAAACTCGAAAACATCTTCCCTATCATGGAGTATGGCTATGCCAATTACCAAGCCTGGGAAGATGCCCAGGGTGCTACTAGTCCTTTCGCAGTTTCGTCTGACGGTGGAGCGAGAATGGAATCTCGCGATACAGTCAGGGAAGCAGCCGTGCGTCACCACTTGTTGGGTGACGTGTTGGGGAACGGAGAGGTCAAAGCGACCTATTCGATCCCGCAAAAGACTAGCAAGCGTATAGATGACGCGGTTTCTAAACGCCTTGATGCTGTGCGTTGCACTTCATCAATGGCGCATGAGCCGCCGAGTCGCCTTATTGCTGTCCCAAAAACGCAGAAGGGCCCGAGGCTGATAGCCTCGGAACCCGTATCGCACCAATGGATGCAGCAAGCGCTTAAGCGTGAGCTTGAGCGTATGGTGAAGCAGTCAGTCCTCGGGAACTCAATCGTCTTTGACGACCAGGAACCCTCAAGAAAGGCTGCTCTCGAGGCATCCCGAACCGGACTCCGGGCAACGATAGACTTATCGTCAGCCAGTGATCGGCTGTCCTGTTGGACTGTGGAGCGAGTGTTTAGGTCTCATGGAGATCTATTACAAGCGTTCCACGCCGTCAGGACTCGGTGGTTGATCAATACGATCGACAAGAAACAACCTAAGTATGTCATACTTAGGAAGTTCGCACCGATGGGATCGGCATTAACCTTTCCCGTGCAGAGCATCGTGTATGCACTAGTTGCCATTACGGCAGTCCTCCACTGTCGCCAATGGAAGCTAGATAAGACATCGATTAGCTCTGCCGCAAGGCAGGTTCGAGTCTACGGGGACGATATTATTGTCCCCGTGGACGTAGCAGGGGTACTCACAGAGCTCCTAGCGGAGCTCGGCCTCAAGGTTAATCTGTCCAAGACATTCACGACGGGAAACTTTCGTGAATCGTGTGGGATGGATGCGTATGCGGGCGTCGATGTGACGCCAGCCTACGTTCTTGAGGTCTGTGATAAGACCCGCCCTGAGTCAGTAGTAAGTAGCGTCGAGAGTTCGAACAACTTCTTTAAGAAGGGGTTCTGGCACACGGCTAACTACATACAGTCGACAGTGCCGTCGGAAATCCGGAAACGGATCCCTACGGTGTCTTCTGGCTCAGGAGCCTTCGGATTTACTTCGTTCGTTGGAGACCGG